AAACCAGCATCCATAGTGGCAAATATAGCGTCGCGGCTTAAAACTGCTCCTGTTATTGGACCCTTTGCTAGGGCAACAGAGATAGGAGCTCAAGCAACAGCAGCGATGTCTACCTTGTTTGGATACAGTAAACCCCCTATGTTGCAGTCGTCAATGTACCGTCCTCTTCCAAAGAATAATATTGCAACAACTTCAGGGTTAGATGATACTGTCAAGTTGACGTTTGACCCCAAACAAGAACTGTCGATTGATCCGCGGACAGTGGGATTAACCGACAAAGATGAGTTAACTATTACCTCTATTGCCACGAGAGAAAGTTATCTCACTCAGTTTGATTGGCCTGTAGGATCGGCCCCTTCTGAATCCATTTTGTGGAATTGTATTGTTGACCCAGCAATTTATCGGGTCTTAAACAAGGAAATCCACATGCCCGCCTGTTGTTTTGCAGCATTGCCATTCAATTATTGGCGCGGCACAATGAAATTCAGATTTCAAGTGGTCTGTTCTAAATATCACAAAGGTCGTTTAAAGATTGTGTATGATCCTGAAGGTACACATCCTGACGGAGATTCTGATTACAATACTGCCTATACAACTATTGTTGATATTTCTGATCAAACTGATTTCACTATTGAGTGTGGTTGGGGACAGCCAACTACTTTTCGGCGACGACTTGGGATAACGGATGATCCATTGTTTGTACAATTCAGACAGGATCCATTGACTTATTATTCAACTGCTTTAACGACTGGAAACGGCACGATTGCAGTGTATGTAGTCAATGAATTGACCGTCCCACGTACAGAGAATAATGATATATCGATCAATGTGTTTGTCAGTATGGGCGATGATTTTGAAGTCGCTCAACCTGATGGATATATGGTTGATTTTCTACGTTTACGTCCCGAACCAACCCCACCCAGACTGTCCACACCTGAAGATGAACCTATTAGACCACATGCTGGTGAAAATCCTGCTGAGGAAAAGGATAGAGTTGATTCTCAACCTGTTCACCCTCCCTCGATTAACACCATGTCGGCATATGCGGACGACGATAAAGCGGATCTCGTCCATTTTGGGGAAAGGGTTTCATCTTTCAGGCAAATTCTGAAGCGTTATAATGTTCATGAATATATGCCCACTTTCGGTATCAATGAGAACTTATCTGACAATGACTATATTGTTCGGAAGGCAAGAACTGCGATGCCTTTTGAGCCTGGTTATGTCAATGAGTATAACAATATTGCTCTTGAAACTGAGGCAGGGTACTATGTTTATTCCCACATGCCATTGATGCGATATCTTTCAACAGCCTTTGCTGGATGGAGAGGATCTATCCGGTGGATGGCAGATTTTTCCATGGCTGGACCTGAGGTTATAGGTCCTCAAGCTTCCAGAGCTGGTTCACCTTGGAAAAACTTCAATGGCATTGATGCATTAGCGCCTCGGAATACTCCTGCGGGTGCTGGTACCCTTCTTTACTTCAAACGTTCCTCAAATGGGAAAGAAGGTACATCACTCACAAATGTCCAAGTAAATCCTGTTCTCGCTTTTGAGCTGCCATTTTATTCTCAGTATCGATTTGCACATCCACGGTTGCTTTCACCATTTGATAATGGAATACCATCCGACGATCAAATTGTTGGTCCTGGTTTTGAGATGGATTTCGTTGCTCGATACGAAGAAACAGGTACTACCAATAACAATGGTATTATTACTACTTGGGTATCTGCTGGTGAGGATTTTAATTTGTTTTACTACATGGGTCCGCCCATTTTCTATATTGAACAAATTCCGCCACTTGATCCTCCCACACCACCTGAGAGGGATACGGCACCCCGTTTTCCCTCGCATACGCTGTGAGAACCCACAGCACGGGAATTTATTCTCGTTGACGCATGTCTAAAGTCAAAAAGCACTAATTTTGTTCTGATGCA